ACCTGAGTACATGGACTTTGACGTAGCTTTTGAGCCTACCAAAGTGAAGGACAAGAAGTATGTCATCAATGCTACATCAGGTGAATACCTTGGTGTAGTAGGTAACACGTTTACTTGTGCGTCACACGGTGACTTCTATCGTGGTGTCCTTGACACAGTGACAGAAGAACTGTCTAACCATGAGTTAGCAAATGCCAATACACACTGGCGTACTGCACGTAATGGGGCATGGGCTATGCTTGACATTACCCTGCCCAACATGAAGACTGTCATTGAGACAGACAAACACAGCACTGAGATTGGCAACCGTATCATATCATTACATGGTATTGATGGATCATGCAGCAATCAGGTGTACTTTGGTGCCATTGATTTCTTTTGTACCAATGGAATGATTAGAGGGGAGTATGACAAAGTGCGTAAGAAGAACACATCAAACTTTACTATGGAAAGTTTTATCTATGAACTGACACGAGCACGTAAGGACTTCTATGAGGAAGCCAGCAAGATGCAAGTGTGGGCACAGACAGATCTCAAGTATGTAGACGTAAGCTCACTGCTTGATAGCATGATTGCATCTAAGCGTAAGTCTGAGAAGATGTACAGTTTGTACATGCAAGAGGCTTCACAACGTGGTCACAACAAGTGGGCATTGTATTCTGCCTTCACTAACTATGCCAGCTATGCTGATGAGCGTAATGGTTTCAACCTGCGTAACACAGGCAACGATACACAGGCTGTAAGCATGTGGTCACGTGAGCAAGAGGTGAGCAAGTGGGTTAGTGATGACAAGTTTATTACTTTGGAGGCTGCATAATTGCCAAACCTACCACGCTATGTACAAGAACGGGTGTCATCTACGGGTGACATCTCATACCGCTTTAACCCGCCACAGAACCTTGTCGATGAGGGTGTGGTCAAACGTGAGGAGTATGGCACAGACCTAAAACAGGTACGTAAGATTGTTCGTAATCACAACAAGGCGATTGACACATGGCGTGAAGAACAAGCACAGGTTGTACGAATAAAGTCTAGCAGCAAGGTGACTGATCTCATTAACTATTACTATATGTCTAATGATTTCAATGCATTGCGTCATACAACTAAGGTTGACTATAGGTACTTTCTGACTGTGCTGCATCAGACTATGGGATGGCGTAAGTATGAACACGTTACCTCTAAGGTTGCAAAGCAATCATACGAAGAGTGGGTCAAACGTGGCATCAGTTTTGCTAATCATGCGGCAACATGTGCCAGTAGGGTGTACAACTATGCTATACAGATGGAGCACACAACATACAATCCTTGGGCAAACATCAAGCGTAAGTCTGCTGCACAGCGTAAGGTGGTGTGGACACACGATGATGTTGTCAAGTTTCTTGACGTAGCATACAGCGACTTTGAGTATCGTAATGTTGGTTTGATTGTACAGATGGCATACGAGTGGTGCCAACGGCTAGGTGACATGCGTATGTTGACGTGGGATAGCATTGACTTTCGTACACAGAAGCTGACACTAGAACAGAGTAAGCGTAGGGCTGACGTAGAGCTACCAATATCAGAGGATCTATTACACATGTTGAATGAACAACGTAATGACTTTGGTTTTCAAGACTACGTTGCCCCACATCCTAGACCTACGGGTGGTACATATAACCCTTATGCTATGGAGAGACTATCCAAAGTGGGTAGAAGGGTAATGCGTCTAGCTAAACTACCCGAAGAGCTACGTCTTATGGACTTACGTAGGACTGGTGTGACACAGATGGTTGACGCTGGTGTACCATTACCCCAAGTTATGGCAGTGACAGGACACAATCATGTGTCTTCTGTGAAACCATATATGAAACATACTTACACTAGTGCAAATAGTGCCTTGACACAGAGAAACGTAAGTGTATCCTTGAGTGGAGCGAACAACATAGAAAGTGATACAGTATGAATATGAATGATCTTATACATGACTTAGGACTAGCTAATGGTGAGACTAAACGTATGACATGTCCTGCGTGTAATACTAAGAATACATTTACTATTACTAATAATATGGGTAAGATCATATGGAACTGTTACAAGGCTGGGTGCAGTGTGTCAGGTGGCACACGTACTCAACTGACTGCTGATGACATACGTAAGTCATTGGGTAGTGTTGCAGAAGAGACACACGTATCAACATTCTCAAAACCAGATTGGTTTGTTCGTGATGATGCAAAGATCAAAGACTTCTGTGACCAGTGGGAGCTAGACCCACAAGATTTAGGCTTGTTGTATGACGTTAAGGAACATCGTGTGGTGTTCCCTGTTGTACACAATGGAGTTGCAGTCGATGCCACAGGCAGATCACTTGGTAAACGTATACCTAAGTGGAAAAGGTACGGTAAAAGTGACTTGCCATACGCTGCTGGACGTGGTAAAACGGCTGTAGTTGTTGAGGACTGCGTGAGTGCTGCTATTGTAGGTGATGGTGGTGTATATGTCGGGGTCGCAGTGTTGGGTACATCATTGTCCACTGGACACAAGAGGTACTTGTCGCAGTTCTCAACAGCAATAATTGCATTAGACCCCGATGCTTTACCTAAGACACTGCAGTTTGCACGAGAGTTACGACAGTACGTAGACACTATCAAGATACTGTACTTGCGTGACGATTTGAAATACCGTAACCCTACCGACTTTGAAAAACTTACAACACTAGGAGACTAACACATGGAATTATCATTGATACGTAGCCTGATGGACAAAGACTTTTATGACGAGCATCGTGGTGCACGTTGTCCTGACAGACTATTCAGTAAAGATGTACGTAAGATCAAGCAGTCTATTGACACTGCTATGGATCGCTATGAGCGTACAGTTACACCAGCAGAGATTGAGGCATTGTTCATGGCGAACAACCCTACCCTCACAACTGCACAGAAGACTGCCTACAGCCACCTGTTTGGGCAGGTAAGCAAGGAGCAGCCAATGGGCAGTGACGTAGCACAAGAGGTGCTATCTAAGCTGTTTCAACAGGTGATTGGTGAGGACATTGCCAACCTTGGCTTTGACTATGTGAATGGCAGCAAGTCTACACTGGAACCATTACGTCAGATGCTTGAGCAGTATGGCGATGACTTCACACCCAACCTACGTATTGATTGGGAAGACATTGACCTTGATACTATACTTGCTATGACTGACCTTGAGTCACAGTGGACATTCAACATACCTACGTTGACACGTAAGGTTGAGGGCATCAACGCTGGTCACTTGATTGAGGTAGGTGCACGTCCTAACACAGGCAAGACATCCTTCCATGCCTCACTTGTGGCTGGGCCTAATGGCTTTGCATGGCAGGGTGCTCGTGTTGTTGTGTTGTGTAACGAGGAAGGCTATCATCGTGTGGCTCACCGTTACATCACGGCAGCTACAGGCATGGACAAGTTTGAGATCGTGAAGAACAAACAGGAAGCCATGCGTGTCTTTGGTCAGATACGTGACAAGATCATGTTCAAAGATGCAACAGGGCGTGACATGAATTGGGTTGAGTCTGTGTGCAAGTCATACAAACCTGATGTAGTTATACTAGATATGGGTGACAAGTTTGCCCGTACCGCTGGTTTCTCACGTCCTGATGAGGCACTCAAGGCTAATGCCATACAAGCTCGACAGATTGCCAAGCAGCAAGAGTGTGCCATGTTCTACATGTCTCAGCTATCTGCAGAAGCAGAAGGTAAGGTTGTTCTCAACCAAGCTATGATGGAAGGCTCACGTACTGGTAAGGCAGCAGAGGCTGACCTTATGATTATGATCTCCAAGAACCCTACAGTTGAGGGTCAAGAGGAAGAAGACAACCAACGCCACATCAATGTGGTAAAGAATAAACTATCTGGGTGGCACGGTATTGTTCACACAGATCTTGAATACAAGATAGCGAGGTATGTATCATGATAGATAATAATATTAATCCAAAGACAGGAAAAACTCCTTATTATAAAGACAATCCTGAAGCTGTTAAAAAACGTGATGCGTTGAGAATGTTTGTTAATGGTAAAGAGGTGAGTAAAAAACACGCACTGTATAAAGCAGGTCGTTATAAATCTTTTGGTGATGCTGCCTTTGCTTCACTGCAAAAAGACCAACAGATCAGCGAGGGCTACGTGTATGCAATACAAAATGCAGCATGGCCTGAGTGGATTAAAATAGGTAAAGCTATTGATGCAGAAGATAGGCTGAATGGATACCAGACAAGCTCACCCATGCGTGACTACACTCTGTTGTACTACAGATACTTTGATGATCGTAATACAGCAGAAAAGAAAGCGCATATCTTAGCTGCGACACAAACGACACACCCTTGGAACAAACATGACAACGGTGAATGGTTTAAGCTGACACAGCAGCAAGCAGTAGATATAATAAAGGAGATAGAATGATACAAACGTTTTACGTAGATCACATGGGTACAGACTTATCTGTAGCTAATGCAGCACGAGTAAGCTTTGGTAAGCGCAGTGAGATGGATACGAGTGACGTATGGGGTCCACCTAAGTTGAAAGACAAGGACACAAAGCTCATACGCTACTTAGCCAAGTACAAACATACGTCACCTTTTGGACATTGCTTTGCCAGCTTCCATGTTAAGGCACCTGTCTTTGTAGCTAGACAGCTAGTCAAGCACAAGTTCCTACGCTGGAATGAGGTTAGCCGTAGGTATGTAGACCATGAGCCTGAGTTCTATCAGCCTACGGAATGGCGTGGGCGTAGCGTAGATGCTAAACAGGGTAGCAAGGGTAAAATAACAGTGTCTTCTGACATAGCTAGAGACATGGCAGACTCAGCCAAAAAAGACTATGAGTACTTATTAGATCTAGGTATTTGCCCAGAACAAGCACGTATGGTACTGCCACAGAGCATGGTCACTGAGTGGTACTGGTCAGGTAGCTTGGATGCATTTGCAGACATGTGCAACCTGCGTTGTAAGCCTGACACACAGTACGAGACACAGGTTGTCGCTGGTCACATTGACACAGAGATGGCTAGGCTGTTCCCTGTATCATGGAAAGCATTAAGGGAGAATGAATGATGAGAGGTAACATTAACGGTGCAATCAAGGCGTCAGCTATTGTAGCTTTACTGATTGCTGCGCCACCCGTACTGATAGCCATGACATACGATGACTACCCAAAATATTGCAAGCTATCTATCCTGCTACCATGTATAGGTGTAAGCAATGAGTGAGATAAAAGTAACAGAGGTAGAAGAACACGAGGATGGTAGTGCTACAATACAAGTAGAGTGTGACCCTGAAACATTCGCAGCTATCTTTAACGTAGGGTTTGTGGCCTTAGTAAAGAGGGGTCTGGAAGATGAGAAGTGGCAGACATGTGTAAGTTGTGGTGGCCCAGCACAGAATAATACCTGCGGCTTCTGCCTAGAGGAAGAGTGATTATGATTAGACCCATGACACAAGAAGAAAAAGAACGTGCAACTGAGAGGAGACTTAGTAATATGACTACATCAAAATCAATATGCGAGATACGTTTACACAATGCAATGATGCGTAACAACCTTACGCTAGAAGAGTGTATAAATGCCATAGATTTATACGCTATGGATAAAAAGTTTCACGATGATCTTGACAGCTTGTACAATGTCGAACATGATGCATGGGATAATTGGCACGATGGAGATATAAAGTAGGAGACAACATGATACTGACCCTCGACGTAGAAAACACAGTAACTAAACGCAACGGCAAGATGCACCTTGATCCGTTTGAACCAGACAACACACTTGTAATGGTGGGTATGCTAGATGATCACATGAATGAAACGATTGTAACGTTTGATCACGCAGAGCAACAACCCACCACAGATGGGCGGCGTATTGTTCAGGATGCACTGGACTCTACCCGCCTGTTGGTTGCACATAATGCCCCTCACGATCTTGTATGGTTGTGGGAGTCAGGCTTTACTTATGACGGTGACATCTTTGATACCATGCTAGGCGAGTACGTACTGCAGCGTGGACAGAAAGAGCTACTGTCACTTGAGGCATGTGCAGAACGCTACGAGCTTGACACTAAGAAGCAGGACACACTCAAAGAATACTTCAAGCAAGGCTTGTCTACTCGTGACATACCACATGCTGAGTTGACTGAGTACTTGTCACATGACTTACATGCTACGCAACAATTGTTCAATCGTTTGCAGACGAAGTACGAGGAGTGCAGTTCACTAGAACCAACGATCACTCTGACTAACCAGCTTGCAATACACCTTGCACGTATCTATCAGCGTGGCTTTCAGGTAGACATGGATGCACTGTTGAAGGTGCGGGATGAGTTTGAACATGAGCGTAACGTACTTTCAATTGCACTAGAGGAACAGGTTGCAGACCTTATGGGTGACAGACCCATCAATCTCAACAGCCCAGAGCAAAAGTCATGGGTTATCTACAGCCGTAGGCCACATGACAAGAAGGTGTGGGCAGACTTGTTTGATGAACGTATGCCAGACACAGAGTATCGTAGTACAGTACGCTTACACAGTGATCGTTTGTACAAACAGAAAGCACACCAGTGTAAGGAATGTTATGGCACTGGTCAGGTAAGAAAGGTAAAGAAAGATGGAACTCCCTTTGCTAGAACTAATAAATGTAATACTTGTACTGGAAGCGGTTTCTTTTATACTGACTCTACTTCCCTAGCTGGCCTCAAGTTCTCACCACCTACAGCCAAGTGGGTAAGCTCCAATGGCTTTGGTACAGACAAAGGTAACTTGCTATACCTTGAGGGCATTGCACGTTCCAAAGGTATGAAAGAGGCAGAGCTATTCTTACAGAACCTACGTAGATTGTCTGCAGTAGAAACGTATCTCAGCAGCTTTGTAGAGGGCATAGCAACGCATGTAAAGACTGACGGTAGACTGCATGTACGTTTACTGCAACACCGCACTGGCACAGGTCGTTTGTCAGGTGCAGACCCTAACATGCAGAACATGCCACGTGGTGGTACGTTCCCTGTCAAGCGTGTGTTCACATCACGTTGGGAAGGTGGTCAGATTATGGAAGCTGACATGGCCCAGTTAGAATTTCGTGTCGCAGCATTTCTTGCACAAGACAAGACTGCCATTGAGGAAGTGTCTACTGGCTTTGATGTACATGCCTACACTGCCAAGGTTATCAGTGATGCAGGTCAGCCTATGTCACGGCAAGAGGCTAAGGCACATACGTTTGCACCTTTGTATGGTGCCAGTGGTTTCGGTAGGTCACAAGCAGAAGCGACATACTATCAGCAGTTTACGACAAAGTATTCTGGTATTGCCAAGTGGCATGAGGCACTAGCCAAAGAAGCATTGAACACAGGTAAGATCACTACACCTTCTGGACGTGAGTTCGCATTCCCTGACGTAGTACGTAGACGCTTTGGGGGTGTGACATTTTTCACACAGATAAAAAATTATCCAGTGCAATCGTTTGCAACCGCTGACATTGTACCCATATCTTTGATATACATAGATAGGTTACTAACAGCAAACAGGCTACACAGTTGTGTAGTAAACAGTGTACATGACTCAGTTGTGATTGATGTGCACCCAGATGAAAAGGACAAAGTACTAAAGGTTATTAGCACAGCTAATGATAAACTAATCGCAATCGTCAACCGCAAGTGGAACATAGACTTTAATGTACCTCTATTATTAGAGGCAAAGATTGGTCCGAATTGGCTTGACGTAAAAGATGTAATATGATATAACCACCATTCGTCACAATGAAAAGGAGACTTAATATGAATCAAGTAGCAACAATCGACACAAACAATTTCTCAGCAATGGCCCAAGTAATGGGCATGGGAGCAGATGCTGCACAGCAGTCATCTAAAGCAAGTACACTTGCACGTTTACGTATTCACCACTCACCTATCATGGGTCAGCAAGAGATTGCCGGTAAGATGAAGAACGTAGAGGTTGTAAGTGGTGGCACCTACAAGCTAGAGATCCCTGATGGGCCTACATACTACGCTGAGAGTGTGTCCATTCGTCCTTACCTACAACGCTTCATGCATAAGAAGTTTGTCATGGGTAATGACTCAAGACCAAACCGCTATGTCAAAACTGTTATGGGTAATGATCTTAACCATGACATGAAAGACAACGATGGCGGCTTCAACTGTGGTAAACCTGCTGGCTTTATCAAAGATTGGGCTGCACTACCAGACACCATGAAAGACTTGATCAAATCAATCAAGCGTGTTCGTGCATTGTTTGGTGTCGTTGAACTGGTCAATCCTACAGACGATCAAGGTAACTCTGTTGACGTGGAGTCTACCCCGTTCATCTGGGAGATTGACAACCGTGACGCATTCAAAACAGTGGGTGAAGTATTCACTAAGCTGTCAAAGATGCGTCGATTGCCGCCACAGCATTATGTGTCACTCACCACAACAGAAGTACCGTTACCAAATGGTAGCAGCTTCTATGTGCCTAACACTTCACTGGACTTGAACAATACATTGGACATGGACAATGAGGCACAGGAGAACTTTGCTAACTTTGTTGCATGGATTGAGAATTACAATACGTACATCCTCAACTCATGGAATGAGAACATGCACAAGAATGAAGAGGTTGACACAGATACTGTGGAAGAGTTCGTAGACATTGACGCAGAGGACTTTGTCTAATGAACCATCCTGCTGAACTGGCAATCAATCAGTATCTTGAAGATGCTACATCTGGTAAATCAACAATGTCGGAAGAAACAATCAAACAGATTGGTGCAGATGTAATGGATGCTGTAAAGCGCCAGTTCGGTGGGGGCAATAAGCGTGACAAGTTTCGGCTACGTATGTCTAACGTAGGTAGACCGACTTGTCAGCTTTGGTTTGAAAAGAATAAACCAGAGAAGGCATTGCCTAAACCGACAACATTCGTGATGAACATGCTTCTAGGTGACATAGTAGAGGCAGCGTTCAAGGGTATCATAACAGAAGCAGGAGTTAAGTACGAAGACGATGACAACTTTGTTGAGTTACAGTTAGGAGAGACTACCGTAAAGGGATCATACGATCTTGTGATGGATGGGGCAGTCGATGACGTTAAGTCTGCATCGGACTGGTCATACAGAAACAAGTTTGAATCGTTCCAAACACTAAAGGATAGTGATCCATTTGGTTACGTAGGGCAACTGGCTGGCTACGCTAAAGCTGCAGGTAAGAAAGCAGGTGGCTGGTGGGTAGTAAACAAAGCCAACGGTGGAATTAAATACGTTCCAGCAGAGGGTCTTGACATTGACGCAGAGATTACTACATTAGAAGATACTGTTGACACAGTAAACGCTAATGAGTTTAAGCGTTGCTTTGATCCTGTGCCTGAGACATTCAGGGGCAAGGCATCAGGCAATAAAATATTGAACAGTAACTGTAAGTTCTGTGACTACAGGTTTGAGTGTTACCCTACGCTACAAGAGTTACCGTCTAAGGTATCTCAGGCTAAGGTAAAACCCATTGTACCATACATAGAAGTAAAGGAGTATTAAATGTTAGGTGATGATGAAATAAAGGAAATGCAAGAGCAGATCAATGCTATGGAACAAGATCTTCTTGAGCGTAAGAAAGCCTTGCATGAGGCTAAGTATGCAGGGTTACGTTCCGCTATAGAAGCACGTAAGGCAGCAGAAGCAGCGGTGCGCGAAGAACTACGCACACTAGGTGTAGCTACTGTAAGTAGTTTGCCTAGTCCTTGGAATTGGCCCGCCGCCTTACGTTCCGCTATGGAAGCACGTAAGGCAGCAGAAGCAGCGGTGCGAGAAGAACTACGCACACTAGGTGTAGCTACTGTAAGTAGTTTGCCTAGTCCTTGGAATGGGCTGTGGCGCATCTGATGAATGGTAGGCAATTTGCCGCTGCCTTGAAGCATGGGTATAGGAGTGGACTAGAGATCAAAGTAAAGGACTACTTGGTAGAGCGTAATGTTCGTGTCAAGTACGAAGCCATCAAGATTGAATGGGAAGATCTCATGTACCGCACCTATACCCCAGACTTTGTATTACCTAATGGTATCATAATAGAAACTAAAGGTAGGTTTACATCAGATGATAGACGTAAACATGCCGCTATTAAGAAACAGCATCCAAAGCTAGACATTAGGTTTGTGTTTGAAAGTAGTAGACGTAAGCTGAGTAAGGGTGCAAAGACAACCTACGGTCAGTGGTGTGAAAGAAATAAGATTTTATTTTATGATAGGATCATCCCAGAAGATTGGTTAAATGAAAAGGGTAAGGACATGCATCCTGATCTAATACATTTCCCACTCAAGAAAGTGAAGAGGAAATAATATGGCAGAAGAAAAAGTATTCATGGACTTTGATCCAAATGATTTCATTGTACGTATCACACCCTTCCTAGACCAGAAGGGTAACTGGACAGGAGAGTTGATGGTAGGTACTGTGACTACAGGAGAGAACACAACTACAGATGATGACTACGTAAACCTGATGCGTCTATGTCATATGGTTTGTGCATCCATCCCAGCTATGGAAGAAGATACTGACATACGAGATACCCTTGCCAAGTATGCCAATGATGTGTTAGAAGATGAGGAAGACAACACACCAAAGGCTACAGTGGAGAGTGTTGAAGATAACGTAGTTAAAGTAAAGTTTAATTAGAGGAGATATGTATGTCAGATAAAGATATGGTAAACTCACCAGAGCACTACAACTTTGCAGGAGTAGAATGTATTGACGCTATTCGTGCAGCAACTGGTGAGGAAGGTTTTCAGTACTACCTGCAGGGTAACATTATGAAATACCTTTGGCGTTACAGATACAAGAATGGCATTGAAGACTTACAGAAAGCACAGTGGTATCTGAACCAATTAATTGAGGAAGAGAACGGTGATAGTTAAAGTCTTTCTTACGTTGAAACTAGACGAAGACGAATATCCTATTCCTGTGGATGGCTTTGTCGAAGAAGAAGTAAAGGATGCACTACAGGAATTTATCTACGATGTAGATGGTATGACAATAAAATCAATTAAACTAATAACGGAGTGATGTATATGGATAATTATTTACCGACAGACTATCAATCCTTCATTCACAAGTCACGATATGCACGATGGCTTGACACAGAGGGTAGACGAGAAGCGTGGGATGAAACAGTAGATCGTTATATGAATAACGTAGTTGAACCTGTAGTTAACAGTGGTACTAGTGAGGATAACTTTAATGTTGCTCACGATATTGAACAAGCTATTCTTAGCTTAGAGGTTATGCCCTCTATGAGAGCTATGATGACTGCTGGTAAGGCATTAGAGCGTGACAACACCGCAGGGTATAACTGCAGTTACCTACCCGTAGATGACCCTAAGTCCTTCGACGAGGCTATGTTCATCCTCTTGTGTGGTACTGGTGTCGGCTTCAGTGTCGAGCGGCAGTTTATATCTAAGCTCCCTGAAGTTCCTGAGTTGTTCGACAGTGATACCACAGTCGTTGTCAAAGACAGTAAGGAAGGTTGGGCTAAAGCGTTCCGTCAAGTTCTTGCTCTCCTATGGGCTGGTGAGATCCCTAAGTGGGATGTATCTAAGGTACGTCCTGCTGGTGCAAGACTAAAGATCTTTGGTGGTAGAGCCAGTGGCCCTGCACCATTAGTTGATTTGTTTAACTTTGCTGTCACTACATTCAAGGGCGCACAAGGACGTAAGCTGTCAAGCATTGAATGTCACGATCTTATGTGTTTCATTGGACAAATCGTAGTTGTAGGTGGTGTACGTAGGTCAGCCATGATTAGTTTGTCTAACTTATCTGATGATCGTATGCGTCACGCTAAGTCTGGTCAATGGTGGGAGACTGCAGCACATCGTGCATTAGCCAACAACAGTGTTAGTTATACAGAGAAGCCCGACATGGAAACATACATGCGTGAGTGGCAAGCATTAGTTGAAAGTAAATCAGGAGAACGTGGTGTATACAATCGTCAAGCAGCTAAGAACCAAGCTAAGAAGTTTGGGCGTAGAGATCCAGATCACGAGTTTGGAACTAACCCATGCAGCGAGATCATCCTTCGTCCATATCAGTTCTGTAATCTTACGGAAGTTGTTGTACGTGCTACAGATACTTTGGAAGACCTTGAACGAAAGATCCGTTTGGCAACAATTCTGGGAACTATCCAGTCAACGTACACCAAGTTCCCATACTTGCGAAAGGTGTGGTCTTCCAATACAGAAGAAGAACGACTGCTTGGTGTGTCACTCACAGGGATAATGGACAACCCCTTGATGACATTAAGTAACAAAGGATTGGAGAGTACTCTTGAACATCTTCGTGGGGTCGCTGTATCTACTAATGCTGAATGGGCTGACCGTCTTAATATACCTGTTGCTGCTGCAATTACATGCGTCAAACCATCGGGAACAGTCTCGCAACTGGTGGATAGTGCCAGTGGCATACATGCTCGCCACAGTTCCCATTATATCCGTACTGTCCGTGGTGATAATAAAGATCCGCTGACAAAGTTTATGATGGATCAGGGCATACCTAGTGAGCCATGCGTTATGAAGGGTGACACTACTACAGTGTTTAGTTTTCCTGTTAAGTCACCAACAAAGTCAGTAACACGTAATGACATGACCGCCATTGAGCAACTAGAGATGTGGCTTAAATATCAAAGACATTTTTGTGAGCACAAACCTAGCGTAACAATCTCTGTACGTGAGGAAGAGTGGATGGAAGTAGGCGCATTTGTGTATAAATACTTTGACGAGATGTCAGGTGTGTCATTTTTACCACACTCTGAACATACATATCAACAGGCACCCTATCAAGAAGTAGACAAAGAAGCATACAACGTGTTACTAAAGTCTATGCCTAAGAAGATTGATTGGGCTGGGCTGTCTGAGTACGAGAAAGACGATAACACTGTAGCAATGCAAACTATGGCTTGCTCTGGTGACGTGTGTGAAATAGTAGACATAACATAAGGAGATATAATATGTTTGAAGTAATGACGTTTATAGCAGGTGCAGTAGTAGTAGCAGACTTTGTTATTCCATTGGCAATGGATACAGTCTCTGGTCTGTTCTAATGTATGTTTTAGTGCTCATTATGACATTTCAAAGCAATATGAAGATACAAGCGTATCACAACTTGTTTACAGACTATGCTAGTTGTAGGAAAGTAGCAGCGCCATTGGAAGAAAGATTAGTGAGCACTAAACCTACACCAGAAGCAACGGCAGTAACGTACTGCATACAGTTACCAACATCTACATAAGGAGAAACATTATGGTAAAAATAACACTAGACGAAGTAGAGCATGAAACAGATGACTTTACTGAAGAACAAAACATCTGGGTAAATGAGATTACGTATAACTCAAATATCCAGAACCAATTAAACTATCAGTCTAATAGTTTGAAAGTAGCCAATGAGCTACTTGTTGACAAGCTGCGCAAATCCCTAGAAACTAAAACAGAATCGGAGTAAGTTATGGCCTACAGAAAACCTTTCTCACGTGACCTTTACGCTAAGTATGACGAAGCAGCGAAGCAAGCATTGATCACTCACCTAATTGGTGAGGGTCACGAACTTGTGGACAGTACAGAGTCATACGATGCAGACGTTGTAACACAAAAAGATGGAGTAAAATATTACAGTGAAGCTGAAGTAAAGACTGCGTGGGTGGGTGAGTGGCCTACCAATTGGGCAGAGATACGTATACTTGAGCGTAAAAAGAAATTACTATCTAAGCATGATAATCTACAGTTCTATATATTCAGCAACAGTATGGATAAGTGCTGGTGTATAGATAGCTCACTACTCACAGATGACAAACTACGTGAGGCACGTGGTCGTAACATCTATGCTGGTGAACAATTTTACCATGTGCCCTACACCGAAGCAACATTAATCAACGTAGCATAAGGAGTTTCTTATGATAAAAAAGACTAGCAGAAAAGACCGTGGCCTTGGTAAGTATGACGCACCCTTGCGCTTTCAATATGATCAAGGTTACTCAGCCTTCAAACGTGGGAAAATAATTAATCCCTTTCACAAGGATACAATGCAGTGCAGAGAGTGGGAGAGGGGATTCAATAAAGCCTACTTTGAACAATTAAAAAGAGTATTAAAGTATGAACAAACTAAAGCAGGAAGCGGAGCAGTTTCTACAGGAGAAGTACAGCATGTCTGATTTTAATTCGTATCAACGTAATGCATCTAAGACTGCTATCTACCCTGATCAACACAAGATCCTCTACCCTGCGTTGGGTCTTGCTGGTGAGGCAGGTGAGGTAGCCAACAAAGTAAAGAAACTTGTACGTGATGGGCCAGATAAACGCCCTGAGACATGGCGAGAGGACATAGCCAGTGAGATAGGTGACGTACTGTGGTACTGTGCTGCACTAGCTACTGACCTAAACCTTACGTTGGGTATGATAGCTGGGCAGAATGAAGCAAAGCTAAGTGCTAGAAAAACTGCAGGTACTATAGGTGGCAGTGGAGACACACGATAAACAAAAATAAAGGGGGCTTAATTGCCACCTCTT